CTTGCGGGGCGGAATGATAGCGGCAGCTCCACGGGCGGCGATGGCGTCATGGCACTTGCGGGTATCGAAGGCCCCGTCGGCAGTGACGCTGGCGATCTCCTGATCGGGCGGGATCTGATCGAGCAGCATGGGCGCGTCGCCGATCTCGCTGGTGGTGAACTCGGCAGCGCGGATTTCCAAGGTTTTCTCGTCGATCCCGATGTGGATCTTGCGCCAGACCCTGCGCTTCGTGCCGCCATGCTTACGGGCATTCCACTCGCCTTCGCCCTCGACCTTGATCCCGGTGCTATCGACCAACAGGTGCAGGGGGCCGTCCGAGCCGCGGTAGGGAATGTTCACCTTCAGGGTCTTTTGGCGCCGCGACAACGTGCTGAAGTCTGGCACGGCCCAGTCCAGGCCGATCAGCCGCAGCAAGCTCTCGACAAACCCCGTGGTTTGCCTGAGCGCCATGCCAAAGAGGACCTTCATAGTGAGGCAGGTCTGGATCGCGGCATCGCTGTAGTCGCGCCGTCGACCACGCTTGCAGGTCGGCGCCGCTTCCCAGATCATGGCGGGGTCGAACCAGATCGTCAGCGAGCCGCGGCGCTTCAGCGCTTCGTTATAGGCCGGCCAGTTCCTGGTCTTGTAGGTCGGAGGTGTCGGTCTGCTCATGCCTTCCAGCTACCATGCTGGATTCACGAGATGAATCCCTCACGGGATTTGTGCAACAGAGCCGGCATGGGGTCTACTTTGTCAAAGATACCGCAATATCCCAATATGTTCGCCTGTCACTCGTCAGCATGATCAGACTAATGGCATATCAATGTGCGAGGTGGCTAAGCGAAAGCTACGGCACCATAACTGAAATATTCACAGGTTTTGCGTCAATTCTTTAAGTGCAATCTTAAAGACGCCCTCTCTCCAAGGCTTCAGTCGCGCAAGCAATCGATCTTCAGTCTCGTTATAGAAGAACACGAACCCTTCCTCAGCTACCGGAACCAGAGCAGTACGCACTTGGCCATCCTCGTCTGTGTCCTTGAACTCAAGAAACGGTGCACAGATTAAGCTTCCATTGAACGGCTTGCCAATCCCATGAATCGCAAAAACAAGCTGCGCCCGCCGCGACCATCGCATGATAAGAGCTGCCCATTTTCGATATTCAGACGTATCAGCATAGTATCCCAAATTGGTGCGTGCATTCTCAATAATCTGCGCTCGGAAATAGTGCTCCGTTTCGGGTGTGGCTTGTGTCAAGAACGCTGTGCCAGCATCATCAACTCGCTGCAGTGCAGCTGTCACTGCGGGCACAATCGATCTAATTCGCTCAGCGATGTCTTCTTGAACTGCCTGTGCAAGTCTGAATACCTCTTTCAGGGACGCAGACTTGTCGGCGGCAACCTTGTTCGCCGCTCGCATGAGCCCGCCAAGCAAGGCCTGCACATCTTCCTCTGCCAGCAATGCTTCAGAGATAGCAGAAGCTTTCCGATACTGTGCAATTTGGAGCTTAGCGAATAAAGCTACAAGCGGTTTTAGAGAGCCTTCGTCTGCAGCCTCTAAAGCCTTAAGGTAGTTGTTCTTGTCGTCGCGCGTCACGACCAATGGAAACAACCCATCTTTAACCAGTACTAGCGAAGCGATGGCACGGGCCACGCGACCGTTGCCGTCTTGGAATGGGTGTATCTGAGTAAACCGATGATGTAGCCAGGCAGCCTGAACCTCACTCGGTACCCCCGTCCGAACATGATTGAGGTGCAATTGGATCATTCGATCCATCTCGGATGCGACCTGTTCGGGTGGGCAATAGGTATAGATCACTCCATCCCGTTCTGGGTAATTGGGCTGCGTCTTCCAAGCCCCTTTTATCAAGGGTATCTCTATGTGGCGTCCTTTGGAATCAATTGCTTCCGTCACATCTTGGCTCCGTAGCAACGCGGCATGAAGCTCCTTGATGTATGAAGTTGATATCTGCCGTTCGCTCTTTACGAAATCAAACACTCCATCGAGCGCATCTTTCTGATCACGTAACAACTGAAGAACATATTCTCTTGGTTTGTTCGTTGAGCCATGGCTGAGCAAGTCGGCCTGAAAGCCATGCTCAATGAGCGTCTGCGTAACGCCTCGCTCCAGCTCATAGAGATTTTCAATGACGCCCGTTTCAATCGCCCACTCGCGACTAAGTTTCTCGGTAAAGTCAGAGAGCTGAGAGCTGCCTTTCAACCGAGCCCTTTGATCTGTCCAAACGGCTTTGATGCCTGGTATTTCAGATGCACTAAGGTCGCGGGGATCACCCTCAATATCAAGAATGCCAGTCTCCGCTGCCCATATTGCCTTTTCAGCCATTTATACCCCCACAGGACCTCGGTCGACGCGACTTCGATTGGTATGCACCAGTGTTGGTATTCCTTTCTCTGCGCCATGACAACGCTGTCGAGGCTTCTTGGGAAGGCAAAGAGCACTAGGTTGATGGCCGCAGTTTCTTCTGGGTCAGTTGCTGACGACTTGGCGGTAACGTCTAGGTACTTTCCCAACCCGCCACGCTCCGTCCCGGCACGGCGTCGATGGCCCGCTCTGCATCCCGCGCCAGATCGAGCCGCTTGCGCAGCTTGACCTGCGGGACCAACAGGAAGATCGGCGCGGTCACAAGGCCCCGACCGGTCTTCGACCGTGATGCAACAGCGCGTCCCTTGCTATTCAACCGCCCCTCGGCCACCAGCAGGCTCGGGCCGCGGCGGCGATAGATGAACCGCAGCCGCAGTCCCGTGCGGCGTTCCCATTCGCTAGGGGTGATGCGGCCCCCGCGCGTGGATTTGCCTGCGGCCGGTGTGGGGATGGCTAGCCAGAAGCCGTTGCGCGACCGGATCAGCGGCCCGGTGTCATGCGCGCCGACGATCACCGGGGCGTTGGACCAGACCATCGCCGCGGCGTTCAGGCTTTCGCCGCCCTTGGGATAGGTGGCCAGCCGGATCGAGTTGCCAAGCCGGGTGCCGAGGCCAGCGCCGGTGATCTGGCCGCGCCAGGCGGATTTCAGGCCCGCGCCTGCCTCGCGCATGGCGGTGGTGACGGCCTTTTCACCGGCGGCGATTTCCGCCTGCATCATCGCGACGATGTCAGGATCGTTGGTGAGCTTCAGTTTCATCGTATCACGCTGGGCGGAGATCGAGGGTCCAGATCAGCCGTTCCCGATCCCGCAGCGGTTCTCCCTGGATGACATGGCTGTCCGCGCCGATGACGATCACGTCGCCCGGCCGTGGGGCGGGCAGGTCGGCGACGCGCACATCCACCACCGTCGTGTCACTAACGAAGCGCCCCGCGCCGAAGTCGGTGACGCGGTCGGGCGCGCGACGGATGATGCGGATCGGGCGTTCCTCGGACGTCGTGGCTGAGGTCCAGAGGGCCGGGGCCGCCATGGCAGCATGAGTGAAGATGCGGTCCATGGCGGCGGCAAAGACGGACATGGGTGGGTCCGTCAGTTCGACGTGTGCAGGCGGATGGCGAGGCGCGGCCGCTTGTTCACCGGCAGGATCGAGGCCTCGGTCATCACATCGATCCAGCGGCCCTTCTCGTCGAGATGCTGGCGGGCGTAGAGGGGCAGGCCGATGGTGTTGGCGGTCTCCAGCAGGTTCGCCGGGCCGCAATAGGTGGTGAAGGTGTCCATCGTGCCGAGCGGGAAGGCGATGCCTTCGTTCGCCGGGACCAGCCGTTCGGTGGCCTTGGTCGAGAGGGTGACGGTGCTGGAGTATTCCTCGAAGAGGATGCCGCCGAAGGGGAAGTTGCGGCGGACATCCTCGCGCAGGGGCTGGGCGCCGGTCGCGGCATAGAACTTGTAGGCCTCTTCGGTCTTGGGGTGCGCGATCAGCTTGTCGAAGAACTCGCGGCTGACCAGCGCATGGACCGAGGTCATCGCCTCGCCCAAGAGGTTGTCCTCAATGGCCCGCAGCACCTCGCGGACCTTACCCTGCACGTTGGTGCCAGCCGTGCCGAGAACGAAGTCGACCGAGATCTGCGCGAGGCCGAATTCGGTGAAGTAGTTGTATAGGGTCGTACCCGCTCCATCCCTCACGATGCCGCGCAGCGCGTTCATCTCCATGTATTCGCGGGTCTGGGCATGCTTGCGCCGCATCAGGAGCAGCTTGCGGTTCATCACTTCGACCAGCGGATCGGCGGCGTCGAAGGCGCCCGGCGCGGGCTGGCCTTGGATGTCGGCGGGCAGGACCACATCGTCATGCGGGATCCATGGCAGGGCAAAGCTGCGCATGGACCGGCCTTCCCGCGTGCCGACCGTGGCGGAGCCGCCGAGGGGGACGGAGGGCAGAAGGCTGAGGACGCCTTCGTATTGCTCGATGATGACGGACCGCTGGCTGACGCCTTCGAAGCGGAAGAGGCCGATCTGGGCGAGGCGGGTATAGAGGTTGGGCAGGATGTTGATGGCCTGCGTCATCTCGGCCAGCGAGTAACCGCCAGCGTCGAAGGGATTGCGGACGAGTGTCATGGTGGGGCTCCAGGGGAATGAAGGGATGGGCGCGGCCAGGTGGCAGCGTCAGACGCCGTCGCGCGCGACGATGCCGACGGCGGCCAGCTGGCCGATCTTCGTGGCAATCTTGGTGCCGTCATCGACCGTCGCGCCGTAGGCGAGGGCCGCGCGCGACACGATCGAGGGGCCGCGCACGAGGACGATTCCCACGGCATCGGCCAGCGTCGCATCGACGGCATAGAGCAGGACGGCCGTTGCGACCTGCGATCCGTCGGCCCCGGTTGCGGGAGACAGCGTGTACTTGCCGCTGGCCGTGATCTTCCCCAGCACCGAGCCGACGGGATAGGGCAGGCCCGCGAGCAGCATCACCACCTCGCGGGTGTAGTTCGGGTTGACCTCGTATTTGAGGACATCGCCCATGCTGGGCGGTTCCGTCAGGACGGGCATGGTTCAGTCTCCGGGATGTTGGGGGGATGGGATGCCCGATCCGGGCGGTGCGCGTCAGCGCGAGGCAGCGGCCGATTTCTTCGCGGCCGCCACGATGGGGCTTTCCTTCGCGCCCGCTGCCGGGGCGGTGGCGATGATGCCCGCGGCATCGCTCCGGGCGGCGAGATCGGCCAGCACCTTGGCGCGCAACGCTTCGGGCTTCACGCCCTTGGCAACTGCATCGGCGGCATCGATCTGGATGCCGAGGCGCGCAGCCTGCGCGCAGACTTTTGCGACCTCGGCGGCCTCGGCCCGGATCGTTTCGGGCGACATCGCGGCCGCCGTGGCTTGCGGCGGCGCGCTTGCCGCGGGCGGGGCCGGTTCCGGCGCAGGACTGGTGGCAAGCGCGACTGAAGGCTGCGCATGATCTTCGGGGGCAGTGGTCATCATCGGGCCCTTTCCTCTGGGGGTGGTTGTGCCGCGGGGTGCGGCGGCGAAAGCGCGGAAGGCGATGACGGGATCGGCCACCGCGTCGGCAAGACCGGCGAAGACGGCCGCCTCGCCGCGGAAGACGGCGGCTTCGGTGTTCAACGCCTGCAATGTGTCGAGGCGCCGCCCGCGCCCTTCGGCGACGGTTTTGGCAAAGAGCTGGCGGAGGTCTTCCAACTCGCCTGCGATCCGGTCGCGGACGGCCTCGGGAAGCGGCTGGTAAGGGTTCGCATCGACCTTGCGGGCACCCGCATGGATCAGCGTGACGGCGATGCCCTTCTGGTCCAGCGCCCCGCTCATGTCGCTGTGCATCGCCACGACACCGATGCTACCGACCGCGCCGGTGCGGGGCAGGATGATGCGGTCGGCTTGGGAGGCCAGCGCATAGGCGGCCGAGAGGGCGTGGTCGGCGACGAAGGCATGAACTGGCTTCTGCGTCCGGGCGGCCCGGATGCGGTCGGCGAGGTCGAAGGCACCGGCCACCTCACCGCCGAAGCTGTCGATGTCGAGGGCGATACCGCGGATCGCAGGGTCGGCAAGGGCCGCCTGCAGCTGGGCCGCAATGCCTTCATAAGATGTCAACCCCGAGGATTGCCCGATCCAGGCGCCGCGATGGACCAGCGTGCCCGCGATCTCGATCACGGCGATCCCGTCCACCACGGCGAAGGGCTGGCGACCATCCCGCGCCTGGCCGCTGGTCAGGTTGTCGCCAAAGAGCGACGCCCGGGCGGGCACGGTGGCTGCATCCTGCGCTTCGGCGGCGATTTCGACCCCCTCGACGCTGATTTCTCTGCCGGTGATCCGGGGCCCCAGCCCGGTCAGAAAAGCCAGTGCCTTGGCAGGATCGACCATCAGTGGGGTGTTGAAGACGCGCTGGGCGATCTGGGTGTGATGCATCATCTGTCCTCCGCGGGGCGGGGTTCACGGTCCTCGCTGTTGTCATCCTGATCATCGCTGCCCTGCTGATCCTGCCGCTGGCCCTCGGCATCACCCGGCCCCGCGCCGCCACCGGCCGCCTGCGCGGGCGATCCAGGCCGCCGGAAGTCGAGACCCAGTTCCGCCTCGCGTTTGCGTTCGGCCGCGATTTCCCTGTCGACCTGCTCTGCGTCGTATCCGCGCTCCGCGATGGCCTGCGTGCGCGATTTCAGGCCCGCCTCGATCTGCAGAATCTCCGCCGCGGCATCCTTGGCCGGGTCGATCCAGTCCCATTTCGTGGGAAGCCAGTCGCAGGCGAGGTATTGCCGCCGCTCCGCCGCATAGCCCGGCAGATCGATGGCCCCTGCCAGCACGGCCATGTCCATCCAGCGCGTCCAGACGGCGCGGCAGAGCTGATAGACCATCACCGAATGCTGGAAGGCCGAGATGCGGCGGCGGAAGTCGACCAGCGCGATTCGGGTGTTCGAGAAGTTCCCCTTCGCCGTATCGCCCGTCAGATAGCCATAGGGCACGCCCAGCGCCGCGCCGATCTGAAGCAGTGTCCGGTACTGGAAGGGTTCATAGGTGGACCCGGAATCCGGCGTCGAAGGCGTGGTGACATCCTCGCCGGGATCCAGCCGAACCACCTGACCGGGCTCCACCTCCAGATCGTCCTCGGCCGGATCGAGGGCGGTTTCCGGGGCGGGGGAGGTGATGAACATCGCGAACATCGCCGCGGTCTTCTTCCGCTCCAGTTCCGCATCGTCGTAGAGGTCCAGCGTGAAGAGTTTCACCACGGCCGCCGCAAAGCGTGACACCCCGCGCAGCTGCCCCGCCTCTACCGGGTCGAGGATATGGATCACCTCCGAGGCCGGAACCCGGACGGTTTCCCCGGCCAGCCCCGGATCGGTCATGTCCCCCGGATGGCGGCGCAGGAAGTGGTAGGCCACGCGGCGGCCGATCCCGTCGAACTCGATACCCTGCCGGATCGATCCCACGCCAGGCAGGACGCGGGTCATGTCCTGGGGTAGCATTTCCGAGGGCAGCATCTGCAGCTGCATCGGCACGGTCAGCCCGTCCTCCGGTCGCCGCGTCCGGATGCGCAGGAACACTTCGCCTGCGAGGAACACCTCGCGCGCGGCCCGCCGCTGCAGTCCGAAGAAGTCGGTCAGGCCCTCGGCATCCGCCTCATCGGTCCAGGCGAGCCAGAGCCTCTGCAACTCCTCCTTCTTGGCGGCCTCGGCGATCTTCGACGAGGGCTTGATGCCGTCGCCGACGACATGGTTGGCGAAGGCATCGACCGCGTTCGCGGCATAGCCGTTATTCCGGACCAGCCAGCGCGCCCGGGCGGTGATGGTCTCGCCGGAGGCCGAGATCAGCGTGTTCACATGCGCTCGGGTGGCGCGGAACCCGCGCATGCGGCGGTGGGACTGCGCGGCGTCAAATCCGCCGATGATGGACCCGAGCCGTGCACGGAAGGCGTCGAGCACCATGATCACAGACCCTTCGTCGCGACCGTGCCCCAGCGGCGGCGGCGCGGTGTGGCCGATGCGGTGGCGATGCGCCCCTCCAGATCCCGGATCGCGGCGGCAAGTTCCACGTCCGAGCCATAGGTCACTGTCTTGCCGTCATAGCTGACGCTGCGCAGCCCGGCGAAGCGCGCCTCTTGCAGTGCCGTGAGCAGGGCCTGCATGCGTTCCAGGTCCATCAGTCCCTCATGAAGTTCGGGGTGTAGGCCCGCCGTTTCCGGCGTGGCGTGGTCAGGGTTCCGGCCTTGTGCTGGGCCGGGTCGTTTGTGGCTTCGGCCGCCACGGCTGCAGGCATGCGCGTTTCCACGCCCGCTTGCGCCTCGAGCCGACGCCAGGTCGCCTCGTCCCACCGGTCGGCGCCGAGGATCCACGCAGCGGCGCGGGCGTAGACCCGGCAGTCCAGCGCCTCGTTCCGTTCGCGCATCTTCTGCCATTCCTGATGGGCATAACCGCGCTTGTTGCGGATGGTCACCAGCTGCTCGGCCACCAGCTGCTTCAGCCATTCGGTGTCGGCCCAGCCCGGCAGATGGATCGTGCCGGGGGCGTCGAGCATTCCGGTGGCTCGATCTTCATCACTCGGCCGTGCAATGCGCAGGAACCTGTAGGTCTCCGCCTTGAACGTTGCCGTGGCCACCGACCAGAGACGGGCGCCGCGCCGCAGGCGTTTCCCACCGATGGTGGCATCGACATAGGTCGGCCCAGACACGGGCGCGGCGCGGTTGAACCCTTCGAGGCCCTTCAGGGGCGCCACCTGTTCGAACCCGACCTTGCGCGACCAGGCATAGACCGCCGCGGCCTCGTAGCCGGTATCAATGCCAAGCCGCCCCACCGTCATGAAGGCGCCGTTGGCATGCTGCCACGACCGGCCGAGCAAGGCGGTCAGCTTGTCCCAGGCGGCCGGATTTTCAGGCCCGCCCGGAATGACGATGTGGTCGACAAGCCAGCTTTCCATGCCCCGGCCCCAGGCCCAGATGTCGACCTCGATGCGGTCCCTCTGGACGTCGGCACCCGCGGTCAGGAACAACCCCGCCATCGGCACGGTGCCCGGTTTCCACGCCTCGCGCCGATCTGCCAACCGCTGCCATTCCGGCGCGTCGCCGCTTTCGACCCACGTTTCGCCCAGCAGCGTGTTGCGCGCGGCGCGCAGCGTCTCGTCCGACCCTTGGGCCGCCAGCCAATCCCCCGCGACGTCGGACCAGCTTTTCCACCCGAGCGGCGAATAGAGCGCCGAGAGATGGAAGCCGATGGCCTTCGGATCCTTGGAGACGGCGGTGGCCCGCCATTCTCCGCGGGCCAGCATTTCGGTCTTGTGGTGCTCGGCGATGGGCCGCTCGCAACTCTCGCAGTGATAGGCGGCGGTTTCCGGCTTCCCCTTCGCCCAGCGCAGCCGGTCGAACTGCAGCCATTGCATCGTCCCGCAATGCGGGCAGGGCACGAAGTAGCGCCGCTGGTCGGACGCCTCGAACTCGCGCTCGATGCGGCTCAGCCCCCGGATCGTCGGGGTCGAGACCATGAACACCTTGCGCCGGTGCGAGAAGGTGGTGGTCCGCGCCTCGGCCAGCGTGACCGGGTCGCCTTCCTCGTCAGCCGAGGCGGGATAGGCGTCGACCTCGTCCAGAAACACATAGCGCGCAGGCATCGACCGCAGGCCAGTGGCGCTGTTGGCCCCGGTCAGCACGAGGATGCCGCCGGGGAATTCCTTCGACAGCATCGAATTGCCCGCATCGCGGGATCGGGCGGGGTTCACCCGCTCGCGCAGCGCCGGGCTATCCGCGATCAGGGGATCAAGACGGCCGCGCGAGGTGCGCTTCGCCAGTTCCAGGCTCGGCAGCACCGCCAGCATCGGCCCCGGCGCGTGGTGGATGACGAAGCCGATCCAGTTGTTGCCGGCCTCGGTCGCGCCGACCTGCGCGGCCTTCATGAAGGTGATGCGCTGCGCCGAATGGCCGGGCGACAGCGCATCCATGATCTCGCGCAGATAGGGCGCTCGGGCGGTGCGATACCGCCCCGGCTCCGCCGCGCCGCGCGACGACAGCCAGCGATGCTGATCCGCCCATTCCGACACCGTCAGGTTCGGATCGGGCCGCATCCCCTGCCGCCAGACCCGCAGCAGATCCTCGGCCCCGTCGAAGCCAAGGTCGAGACCCTCGGTCAGATCGTTGTCGGCCTCCGGCCCTTCGCTTGCGCTCCGGGCATTCGTCCCTCGCAAAGGTCCACTGGACCTTTGCGTTTCGTTATCACGAAACCGGTCCTCATCATGCAAGCGAGACCCGGAGGTCGGCGAGGGCGTCGAGCTGTTCGCGGACATGGGCTTCCAGCACCCTCTGCATGATCGCGGTCTCGATCGTCACCGATGCCCCGGAT